GCGAAGGCGACGCGAAAGCAGCGCTAGCGATACTACAGCACGTATATGGCTGGACGGCCAAGCAGGAAATATCTGTTGACGTATACCAGAAAATCAGCATCACTCAAGCACTACTCGAAGCCCAAGGCCGAGTCATCGAAGGCTAATGCAACTACCTATATATAAGTCTGACGAGGAACAGCTACTAATGGCTAGGCTCTGGTCTACCAAGCTAGCAGACAATCCAGAGGATTTTGTACTATATGCCTTTCCGTGGGGGCAGAAGAACACTCCCCTCGCTAACTTCAAAGGGCCGCGACAATGGCAACGCGAAGTGCTGCGCGAGATTAAGGGGCACATAGACGCTAATAAAGGTCAGCTTCAGATGGACACGCTACGGGCTGCGGTCAGTAGTGGACGGGGTATCGGTAAGTCGGCGCTAGTAGCGTGGCTCATATTATGGATGCTGACCACTCGCATAGGTAGCTCGGTGGTGGTGTCGGCGAACAGTGAAAGTCAGTTGAAGTCAGTAACTTGGGGTGAATTGACCAAGTGGCAGGCCATGATTATCAACTCTCACTGGTGGGAGATAAGTGCTACCAAGCTCGTACCGGCTAAATGGCTATGCGAACTGGTGGAGCGCGACCTGAAGAAAGGAACTCGGTACTGGGCGGCAGAAGGCAAGCTCTGGTCTGCTGAGAATCCCGACAGCTACGCGGGTGTACACAATCACGACGGAATGATGTTGATTTTCGATGAATCTAGTGGTATACCTAACCCTATCTGGGACGTTGGTGCTGGGTTCTTTACCGAGAACATATTGGATAGGTACTGGTTCGCTTTCAGTAACCCCCGTAGGAACGAGGGTTATTTTTTTGAATGTTTCCATGCCAAGCGTGCCTTCTGGAAAACCAGAATAGTTGATGCAAGAACAGTAGAGGACACGGATAAGCAAGTATATGCCCAGATTATTGCAGAGAATGGTGAGGACTCCCCGCAGGCTCGGATTGAAGTGTACGGGGAGTTCCCTAGCGCGGGTGAGGATCAGTTCATCAGCCCGATGCTGGTGGACGATGCAATGGCTAGAGAGAGATATAAAGACCTGACCGCCCCTATAGTTATAGGAGTAGATCCAGCGCGGGGCGGTGCGGATAGCACGGTGATCGTGGTGCGCCAGGGTCGGGACTTGGTGGCCGTAAAGAGGTACTCAGGCGAGGACACTATGACCATCGTCGGGCGGGTCATCGACGCGATGGAAGAATACAAGCCGGTACTCACAGTAATTGACGAAGGTGGGCTAGGTTATGGTATACTTGACAGATTAGTAGAACAAAGGTATAAGGTACGAGGCGTTAACTTCGGCAGTAGAGCTAAACAATCTATCGCTTTTGGTAATAAACGTGCTGAAATGTGGAATAGTATGCGAGAATGGCTAAAGTCTGCTAGTATAGCGGATGATAGACAACTAAAAGCAGACTTGACAGGCCCAATGAAACGGCCAAACTCGTCTGGCACTATATTTTTAGAGGGAAAGAAAGAGATGAGGGCAAGAGGCTTGGCTTCTCCTGACGCTGCGGACGCACTCGCGGTGACTTTTGCTTTCCCTGTAGCACATAGAGAGTATACTGCGGTGATTAAGAGTAACTATTCACCGCAGGGTGTTATCAATTCTTGGATGGGAAGTTAATGGCGTACGATCAGACTAGCATGGATACAGTCGGTAAGGTAGCTGACGGAGAATCAAAGTCAGCGGAGTACCTATCGTTGATGCGTTCGCGCTTTACGATGGCGGTATCCGCTATGTCGGAGAGTCGTGAGGATGAACTTGACGATCTTAGGTTTGGAGCAGGCTCGCCAGACAACCAATGGCAATGGCCTGCAGATGTACTGGCGACGCGAGGCTCTGTACAAGGGCAAACGATCAATGCCCGACCATGTTTAACCATCAACAAGCTCCCGCAGCATATAAAGCAAGTAACCAACGACCAAAGACAGAACAGACCAAGCGGCAAGGTAATTCCTGCTGACGATAAGGGCGACGTAGAGGTAGCTGAGATATTTGATGGTATTGTCAGGCACATTGAGTACATCTCGGATGCCGACGTAGCCTACGACACAGCCTGTGAGAACCAAGTAACGTACGGCGAAGGCTATTTCCGTCTGCTGACAGAATACTGCGACGATGGTAGCTTCGACCAGGACATTCGTATCGGACGTATTCGTAATTCGTTCAGCGTGTACATGGATCCAACCATTCAAGACCCTTGTGGGTCTGATGCTGAATGGTGTTTCATCACTGAGGACATCACTAAGCTCGAATACGAGCGATTATTCCCAGATGCAGCGCCAATTTCTAGCATACTGCAGCAAGGCGTGGGCGATCAGTCATTATCGCAGTGGATTAACGAAGATACAGTCCGAATCGCTGAATATTTCCACATTGAGCATACTAAAGAGAAGCTAAACCTGTATCACGGCAACGTAAGTGCTACTGAAGGCTCAAAAGAGGACGCTCACATGAAGGAATTGGGCATGAAGCCCATAAAAAACCGCGATGTAGACGTAAAAAAGGTCAAATGGTGCAAAACTAACGGCTTTGAAATACTAGAAACACAGGATTGGGCTGGTAAGTGGATACCTGTAATACGTGTAGTCGGAAACGAATATGAAGTGGACGGAAGGTTGTATGTATCAGGTTTGGTACGTAATGCGAAAGATGCACAACGTATGTACAACTATTGGGTTAGCCAAGAAGCCGAAATGCTGGCTCTAGCGCCCAAAGCTCCATTTATAGGTTATGGCGGTCAGTTTGAGGGATATGAAAATCAATGGAAAACAGCCAACACGACTAACTGGCCATATTTAGAAGTAAACCCAGATGTAACAGACGGTCAAGGTGGCGCTCTACCGCTGCCAGAACGCTCACAGCCACCTATGGCTTCAAGTGGGCTTTTGCAGGCTAAAGCAGGGGCTAGCGACGACATTAAGAGTACAACTGGGCAGTATGACACAAGCCTTGGCGCTACGTCTAACGAGCGCTCTGGTAAGGCTATTATGGCCCGTGAGAAGCAGTCTGACACCGGTACGTACCATTATGTAGATAATCTAGCAAGAGCAGTTAGGTACGGAACTCGTCAACTTGTTGATATGATACCTAAAATATATGACACGCAGCGTATAGCACGCATCATAGGGGTGGATGGATCGGTAGATTCAGCTAAGATTGACCCTAACCAACAAGAACCTGTCAAGAAGATAGTTGACCAAGATGGTATTGTTATTGAAAAAATATTCAACCCAAGCGTGGGTAAATATGATGTATGTGTGACTACAGGCCCAAGCTACATGACCAAGCGTCAAGAGTCGCTAGAGGCTATGGGTCAACTGCTGCAAGGTAATCCGCAGCTCTGGCAAGTAGCTGGCGATCTGTTCATCAAGAACATGGATTGGCCTGGAGCAGAGGAGATGTCTAAACGCTTTGCCAAGACCATAGATCCGAAGTTACTAGCAGATAGCGACGAATCGCCGGAGATGCAAGCAGCTAAGCAACAAATAGAGATGATGGGCAAGGAAATGGAGCAAATGCACGGTATGTTGCAGAATGTCCATAAGTCCATAGAAGATCAGACTCTGAAGGTCAAAGAGTTTGAAGCATCAGTCAAGATGTACGACGCTGAGACTAAACGTATCACCGCCCTGCAAGGTGGTTTGAGCGAATCAGACGTACAAGAGATAGTAATGGGGTCTATTCATGGTATGCTTAGCAGCGGAGACTTGCTAGGCGAAATGCCAGGTAGAGATGAGGACATCGGGGCTGAAATGCCTAATGAGGGTCAGGAGCAACAAATGGCCCCACCACAGATGCCTAATGTTAGTCCGGAGCAACAATGAAAGCATCAGATTTTGTAGGGATATTGTTCTTAGGTAGAGATGTGGCTCACTCAGCACATCTCAATACCCGTAGCTTTGCAAAGCACATGGCCTTAAATACCTTCTACGATGAGATAGTGCCACTAGCAGACACCTTTGCTGAAGCCTATCAAGGTAGGCATGGGTTAATAGGCCAAGTAAAGCTCCCAGGTGTTAAGAAAAGCTCTAATATCACTGAGTTTTTGCAGGGGCAACTTGATGAAATCGAGAGCGTTAGGTACGATGTAGTCGATAAAAGCGATACAGCTATCCATAACATAATTGATGAAATTGTAGGGCTGTATCTTTCAACTTTGTATAAACTTCGCTTCTTAGCATAAAGGAATAAAATGTCAGACTATCGGAACATATCAGCAACTACTAACCTAAAGACTTCAGCCGGTAAGCTGAAGGGTATATTCGTAAGCGCGGCCAGTGCAACGCCTACCATTACAATCTACGATTCGGCTAACGGTACCACGACTAAGACGATTATCAGTGTATTTACACCTACTGCGGCTACTATGTATCCTTTGATGCCGTCTGAAGGTGGTATTTTCTTCTCTAGCGGTTTGTACGTGGTCATTAGCGGAACGGTAGCAGCTACATTTATTTACGAGTAAACTATGGCTAATATAAAAATATCTGACTTACCAGCGGCTACCACACCCACTACAGGGCCAGAGTTAATCCCCATAGTACAGGGAGGTATTACTAGCCAAGTAACTATAGCCAACATTCTGCCGAACAGCGCTGCATCAGCAGGCGGTTACGGATCTGCTACACAGGTAGGTACTTTTAGCACAGACGCTCAAGGTAGGTTTACCGCCGCAGCTTCGGTAACTATAGCTATACCCGCTACTCAGATAACTAACGGAGTTACAGGAACTGGTGCAGTTGTTCTAGCAAACAGCCCCACCCTAGTAACCCCCGATCTTGGTATCCCCTCAGTTTTAGGTGCGGCTAACATAACGGGTACAGCAGCAGGGCTTACAGCGGGTAACGTAACAATAAATACCCCCAATGCCCAGACAACCACATCCTATACCGCCGTAGGAGCAGATGCTACTCGTATTGTGACTGTTAGCAATGCAGCAGCTAATGCCTTTCTAATACCTACTAATGCGGTTGTACCTTTTGAACTTGGCACTGTTTTAAACATAATACAGATAGGCGTAGGAATTACTACGATTAGCGCAGTAACCCCAGGCACTACAATCGTGCTATCCGCAGGCGCTTCTCCTGCCGCCCCAGTTTTAGCCCAGTATGAGTCTGCTACTTGTACCAAAACTGGTACAGATGCTTGGTATGTAGTAGTGGGCGGGGGTAGCGGTGGTGGTGGAGGTGGGGGAGTAACACTAGCTAGTGATGTTGCAACTGCTACTCAGCTATACCCACTATTCGCGGCTGCCACTACTGGCAGCGCGTCTACTATATATACATCTAACCCGAACTATAAATTTAAACCTTCCACATCCGAACTATTTGTGAAGGGGGCGTTAAAAGGGCTGTACGGCGCAGCGGGTGATACGTG